TAAGGCGTGGGATGCAGGAGTTTTGGTCAAGGCACTCTACGATGGCAAGTGGCAAATCCTCAACCGAATTCACGGGTCGGCACCGACGCTCGCTCCCGCGCAAAAGCCGCCGCTCACGATGAAAATTGAACATACGCTCAACGGTCCGCGATTGCGGGGTGCGTGATGCTGATCCTCGTATGGGCTGACACCCAAGAACCGGACATTTCCTTGGCTGACGTGGTCAAGATGGATAATATCGCTGCGGTTGCCATCCGAGTAACCAACGATCAACTTCGGTTGGCCCCACCCATTGACATCGACCACTTCACCGACGCAGAACGGGACTTACTCCGTACGGTAGCTGAAAATGACGCGACGGTTCGTCAGAAACTACACGAAGCGTACATTGCCTTGATCGGCGACTTGAATCTCCACAACTTCAAAAACCCTACGGTGAACTGGAGCGCGCAATGAGTCTTTTCACGCACATTAAACTCGACCCCACTGGGGCCTTCGACTTTCCGCAGGAATTTAAGGTGGCCTACCTCGAATACCCGGAGCCGCTTGCACACATGCACTCGATTTTGATCCGTATTCCGGTCACCTTCGACAGAAAAAACAATCTAGTGTTAGATGCGCCGTCATTTGTGCACATAACTTTCAATGCCGATACCGGCCAATGGAACGTCGACTTTGTGCCTGAAAAGGAACCTCTCGCTTCTCCGAATGAACCGCGCCAGGTGGACTAATGGGCGTGCTCAAGGAATTTATCTGCATCGTCCACGGCGAATTCGAGTCAAGTCACGCCATTTGCCCTAACTTCGGCTGCGACTCGAAGGGCGTGAGCCAGGAATTTCGCACCCCCGTGCGCATCGGCAGTCAGTTTCGCAAAGCCTTTGATGCCGGTATTCGCAAATCCTCCGACATGATGGGAGGCAAGAACTTTCGCACCGCGCGCGCAGGCGATACCGCCTACGGGGGCGATGCGGCGAAGGAAGCGGGCACCGAACTGTTGTGGGGAGATGCCCAGGTAAAAAAGGTCATGGGCCGCTCGTTTGCAGAATTACGCTCGGTCGCCGCCAAGCCGCTGGTCATCAACAAACGCGATGGCACGCAAATCCGTCACGAGAGAAATAACGCGATGGCCGATGCCGCGACCGCCGCCGGCATCACGCAGCGCCGCTTGCCGCCCATCGCGGAACTCAGTCGTGAACCCATCGTGTAATTTGCGTGAGAATCCCCACTGACCTGATCGAACGCAATTTGCTGTACCAGGAGTTGGTACGCCAGTGCACCTGTTCGCGCACCGATCGGTTCAACATCTACCAGACGCTGAGAAATTACTACCTCTTTGGCAGTTCAGACTCTAGGGGTGCGCCTTACGGCAAGATCAAGTCCACCATCGACACGCTCTGCAGCTTCATCTACTCCCCCGACGCCATCCGCTTCTCGCTGTATTTAGGCACCGAGGCGCCGCACGATGATATCGCCAAGTCCGTGCCCTTGGCGCGCGAGGTCACCGAGCAGTGGCGGGTCAGCAAGACGCACATTCTTTTTGGCTTGGGACTACGCTGGGCCAACGTGTTCGGCTGCATGCTGATGAAAGTGCTGTGGATGAACAACCGACTGCGCTCCTACCTTGTCGAGCCGCACCAGTTCGGCGTATTGCGCGAAGACATCGTGCCCTTAGAGGATCAGGAAGCCTTCACCCACCACTACACGATCACGAAAACTCAGTTGGAGAAAAACCTCGAAGGCAATCCTCGTAAAGCCTCGATCATGGCGAGGATCGGACGGCAGTCGAACGACACGCTGCCGCCGCTCTCCAGCGGATTGTCGCGCCTGCTCATCGGCACACCCGTGGGCGGGGTGCCTAATTCCATTGCCATCCCCGGCGGGATGTCGGGCGTGATCGGTGGCATGGGCGGTGGCGCCTCATCGGGCCCGCAGTATGACTACAACGCCAAAGTCGATGTCGAACTCGTGGATATGTGCGATTTGTACGTGTGGGACGACGCCCAAGACGACTATCAGGTGGTGACCCGCGCATCCCCGGAGGTGACGATTTACGACCGCCCCTCGGCGTGGATGGGGCACGTCAAGGGCATAGCGCCCTTTGAGGTGATCCGGCCTGAGTTCAATCTCTACGATTACTTTTGGGGCGCTTCCTTCGCTGCTCCCTTAACATGGCTGCAGGACTGGCGCACCGAGCGCACATACGAAATCAAGACCATCTTGTCCAAACAGGCCGACCCGCCGCAGTCGATCACCGGGGGTACCGGCATTGCCGCGGAGAAGCTACTCGCACTGAGAAGCGCCGGCGGCCAGGTGTCCTTCCCGAACCCAACCGCTAAAGTCGATACGCACGCGCCGACCATGCCCGCCGATATCTTTGCCGAGATGAGCCAAATTGACGCCATGTTCGATGATGTGGCGGGCTTGGGCCACGTGCTGCAGGGCAAGGGCGAGCCCGGGGTTCGCTCGCGCGGCCAAGCCGATTTGATGGCGCGCTTAGGTTCGAGTCGCCCGAAAGAACGCGCCATTGCGGTGGAGGAATCCGCCGAGGGCGTGGCGGGACTCATGCTGCGGCTGGTCCAAGATCACTCCGACCAGCGCTTCGAGGCAATGATCGATGGCACGGCGCACCCCTTCATCGCCGAGCAGTTCACGCGCGACTACGAAGTCAAGGTCGATGCGCATTCATCGAGCCCGATCTTTGTGGAGGATCGCAAGCACGATGCACTGACGATGCTCGAGGCGCACGCCATCGACCGCGCGACGTTCTTGGACATGATGGACCCGCCGAACTTGCAAGATTTGCAGGAGAGGCTTAAGGTTATCGAGAAACAGGAAGCTGAGGGCAAGAAATTGGAAATGCAGATGGGCGTTGAACACAAGGGACCCAAGAAGCACGGCAAATGATTTCGATTGACTGAAGGCTTGGCTGCTCCTTCAAAACAGTGGCCGCTCCAACGAAAAGGAGATTGATATGCGTCGGCATCGTCGTCACAAGCGGAAGTAAGCTATGTCGGTTCCCCAGGAACTGATTCAAAAAGCGATGCAAGGCGGGGCTCCCCCGCCGAGCCAAATGCCGGGTGCTGGTGGCCCGGCAGCCGCCGCTCAAGCGCAGCCCGGCGCGCAGCCCCCCGGCCAGTCCCCGGCCGCCGCCCCGATGTCCTCCCCGCAGGATAAGCGCGGGGTCAAAACGGCCGCGCACACCAACGTGCACATCGCCGCCAATATGCTCGAGCAAGCCCTGCCCGCCTTCGGTTCCGAGTCTCCCGAGGGGATGAAGGTGCTGCAGGCGTTGAAAATATTGGGCTCCCTGATCGGCAAGAAAGACTCATCTGACTTGGTGCCGGCGGAAATCCTGCAGATGGTCAAGGGCCTGCCGCAAGCAGGGGGAGGCACGGCCGTCCAAAAGCAGATTATGCAAATGATGCAGCAGCAAAAGCCTGCTCCAGCCCCAGCTCCATGAGCCCGATTCATGGCCGCAGTTGTTTTCGCGCAAATTTCGGATAGAATCCGCCTCAATATGGAGACGCACTATGGGTAGCCGATATCTCGAGCCTTCCACGACCGGCCTTCGCAAGCCGACGGACCCAGGTCGCGAAAACGGCCAGTGCTTGAATCCCCCGCGCTACGCCGAACATGGCGGCCTCACCGGCCCCGGCAAGACGGCGCAGGCAAATCCCTTGAAGATCAGTAAACCGGGCGGCGGGAGAGGCTGATGGCAGTTTCACTTGAGGACCTGACTCCCGATCAGCTCATGGCCTACGCGCGCCAAGCGCAATCAAGCCACGAGCTATTCACCACCCTGACCAAGAATCCCGAGACGCGCGAAACCATGCAGCGCGCCATCAAGAAGCTGAACCCGAACGTGTCGATCCCGGAGATTGACGCCGCCGATCGCGTGATGTCCAAGGTCAACGAACTGGCCGAGGACAATCAGAAACTGCGCCGGGAGATGCAGGAGCGCGACATCAGGGCGCGCATCGAAGCGGAGAAGGCCGCGGTGCGCACCAAGTACAATCTCACCGCCGAGGACTTCACCGGCGTGGAAGCCCTCATGATCGACAAGGATAATCCGATCCCGACTTACGACGGCGCTGCGCGCGTGTTCTTGGCGAGCAAGCAATCGGCTGTCCCCACCTCCTCGCAGTTCCAGCCGCCGACGTACGATATGCCCGAGAAGGATGTGTGGGGGGCCGGCCTCGGCAACCCAGGCAAACTCAATTCGATTGCGATGAGCGAAGCCTACAAAGCGTGGAACGAAGTTTCCAGCGGAGCTGCAAAGCACTAGAGTTTTCACGTCCTTGGTGTGTTTGACCGGCGCACCCAGGGATTTTTCAGGAGTAGAGTATGCCGATCCTCGGGCAGGGCGTAATTCCATCAGGCGGTATCAACTCACTCGGTGGCGAGTTAGAAAACGTCGTCCGCCGCGCGTTCGTCAAGAAGCTGGTCGTCCAGCTCTACAACACATCGCCCTTGACCGCGGCGCTCCTCGGCAACTCCCAGCCCGCAAGCGGTGGCGTTTCCTCGGTCACGATCCCGGCGCAGGGCGCTCAGTTCGTCAACATGCAGTGGGTCGGCTACGACGGCTCGTTCAATCAGCCGGCGGTTCAGCCTGCGATCACGAACCTGGAATTCAACTTGAAGGGCGCGGTCATCCCGATCCCTTACTTAGGCTTCGAGGGCCTAATTCAAGACAGCCACGAAATCATCAATCTTGTCGCGGCGCGCTTCAACGATGCCGGCAACGTGTACTGCGACGGGCTCGCCACCGTACTGCTCGGCAACATCTCCAACCCCCAGCAAGTCATCGGGCTCCCGGCCGCGGTCGATGATGGCACCAACTCGACGTATTACGGGAACCAGTCGCGCACCACAAACCCGTGGCTCAAAGCCAAGCGCTATGCCGCGGGTGGGGTCAACCCGACGCGAGCGCTGGTTGGCCAGTACATCACCGGCACCTTCAAGAACGGCGGGGAGATGCCGACCTTTGGCATCATGGGGCCGGCCACCTGGCAGACCCTGCAGAACGATTACTTGGGTCTGGAGCGCTTCGACATTATGCCGGGCACCGGCTTTGACGATGCGCCGCGCGGCGCGCGCTCGGGCTTCCGGGCCTGCGAAGTCTCCGGCGTTCCGATCTACATGGACCCGTATGTCCCCGAGGGCACGCTGTACCTGCTCAATGCCGGGTATCTGGCGTTCTATATCCATGAGCGCGCCGCATTCGCCTTCACCGGGTTCGAGTCCACGCTGTCCAACAACCAGATCGGCTACATTGGTGCTGTGTTGTCCCTGCTCGAGCTGGTGCTCGCGAAGCCGAAGGTTTGCACGGTCGTGACCGGGTTCACGTTCGTGGCGATTTAAGGAGTAGACGATGGCTTTTCCTAAAATTGGCGGCGGCACTGCACTTCTCCCGGCCCTTCCGATCACATTGAACGCCGGGGAATATTTCGTGTTGCCCGCCGGGCAGGGTCAGCAAGGACTGTACGGCGGCATCTCCACTCCGCAGCTCGGCACCAACAACCCGCTGTCGGGCCAGTACATCGTGCAGATGGGCCAGTACACGAACCTTCAGGTGTACGACCAAGGCCTTAACTACTGGCGCGGCATCAACGTCACCCCGCAGGCGATGGTGACGGTGTCCTCGGACGGGCTCTCCTATCGCATCGTGAATTCCACCGGCTGCCCGGTGGGCGCGCTGATCACGACCGCGGGCTCAGGGCTCACGAACGGCTTCTACGGCTACTCAGGCTACCAATCATCTTCGGTGGCTATCACGATTGCCAACGGTTTCACCACCACCGGCATCACCGCGATCACGCAGCCGACGGCGAGCGCGGGCGGCTCTTTGTGGAATTGCATCGTCGGCGGCCAGGTCTCGGGCACCATTGGATTCACGGCGGCAACCACCTATTACGTCAACTTGCCGAACTGGTATGTCAGTGGTGCCCCCTCCGTCACCGGCTCGCCCGGAGCCAACTACACCCGGCCGCCGATCATCGTCTTTACGCCCCCGGTAAACCAGGGCGCGCAGCCGTACATCCTGCCGACCGCGTATGCGGCGATCTCGGCCGGCGCCATCTCGGCTGTGACCGTGACGAACAAGGGCGCGGGCCTGTTGGGCCTCCCGAATATCACCGTCATCCCGGCCCCCGGGGATACCACCGGCGGCGGCGCGCAGCTCGGCTGGACCTCGACCACCGGCCTGCAGCAAGGCTCCGGGACCTTGACCGCGCTGTGGCCGGCTTACTATGGCACGGCGGTGACGGCGGTTCCGACCTTGACGGTTCCGGGCTCTGCGGCGGCGACCGCCATCATGAATTTCACCATCACCGGCTTCACCGGGAGCGCGGGCGCGGGCTATATCGCGGCGGGCGGGAACTTCAACGGCGGCATCGTCGCTGGCACCTCCTCGGACACGAATCCGATCATGGAGCAGGATTTGTCCACGCCGATCTTCCCGCCGGTGAGCGTGGCGGCAACCACGGGTATCCCCTCGCTCACCAATGGGTTCACCGGGGTGAATATCCAGGCGGTACCGACCTTCAGCTCGTTCTCGACCGGCGCCGCGGCGAGCACCGCCCAGGTGACGACCGTGACGGTGGGCGGCACCTCGGACACCTTCACGCTGATTTCGCTTTGATGGAGTTTGATCCGTTGCACTGGTGGGGGCGACGCTACAAGCGGCCCCCTTTTCCTTAACACCCAGGAGTTTGACCTAAATGGGTAGCGATAAAGTGTTCGTGACCAATAAGAACGATTTCACGCACGTTGATATGTTCAACGCCGAGGAGTTCGTATTTCCGCCAGGCGAAGCGGTCTTAGTCCCGATGGATGCCGCCGTGCATATGTTCGGCTTCGGGCTCGCGGACAAGACGGCAACGCTAGTGCGCTTGGGCTGGGCCAACAAACTGGACCCGGTGAAAAAGATATTCGTCGAGGACCCGGACGGGGTGAGAAAGCTCGCCAACTTCGTCCCCGAGGAAGCTGTCACCCTGCCCGCCTCGAACGCC